AATAGATTTACACAACAAATTTATAATTTACTTAGCATGGAAACAAGCACAACCACCCAAAATACAAGAAAAACATCAACCATACCTTTCGGATATAAACTAGATGAAGACACCAAGACGCTATTACCTATCGAGAAAGAGCTTGAGGCTTATACAAAAGCAAAAACTTATCTTCAGTCTTGCTCTTATAGGGAAGTTGCTAGTTGGCTCACTGCCACAACCGGTAGAAAGATATCCCCACAAGGACTTAGAAAAAAAGTACTAGGAGAAAAGAGTGAATGATGTACCACCACCCAAGCCAAAGCGTCAATACAACTACAGTGTAGCGACAAAAGCTAGGAAAGCGGCACAAAAAAAGTTACGACAAGCTAAAAAAACTGCTGAAAACAAGGTAAAACAAGTAAAAGCACAAAGAGATAAGGTTAGATACATAGAATCTGGCTTAAAAAAGATAGAAGGTACACTTACAGGTAAGAATCCTGCTGTTTTAACAGAAGATGACCTAAAAGTAGCACCTAAAGCAGTAAAAGAACAGATAGAACACGAAAATGTGGTATTTAAACCCAATGAAGGGCCACAAACAGACTTTTTAGCATCTCCAGAAAGAGATGTATTATATGGGGGAGCCGCCGGTGGCGGTAAATCATATGCGTTACTAGCAGATTTGCTGAGATATGCTCATTTGCCAGACCATCGTGCCTTGCTAATTAGAAGAACCTTAGACGAACTAACAGAATTAATTGATAAAAGCAAGCAATTGTATCCGAAAGCATTTCCCGGAGCAGTATTCAAAGAATCCAAGTCAATGTGGATATTTCCTAGTGGAGCTACTGCATGGTTCTCATATCTCGATAGAGATAAAGATGTAACCCGATATCAAGGTCAAGCTTTTAATTGGATAGGTATTGATGAAGTAACGCATTACCCCACCCCTTATGTTTGGGAGTATTTACGTTCTCGATTAAGAACTACAAATCAAGAGATAAAACCTTATATGAGGTGTACAGCCAACCCCGGTGGTTTAGGAGGATGGTGGGTAAAAAAAATGTACATAGACCCATCCCCACCGCATGAACCATTTGCGGCAGGTGATATAGAATCTGGTGAAGTATATAGATGGCCAGAAAACCATGAGAAAGCAGGGCAACCTCTTTTTCAAAGAAAGTTTATTCCTGCTAGATTAACAGACAATCCTTACTTAATGTTAGATGGTCAGTATGAAGCAATGCTTCGTTCATTACCAGACGTAGAAAGAAAACGATTGTTAGATGGCGATTGGGAAGTTGCAGAAGGTGCGGCTTTTCCAGAGTTCTCTAGACATTTACATGTTATGGAACCAGTAGAAGTTCCTGTGGGATGGCAAAGATTTAGAGCGGCTGACTATGGTTATGCTTCTCCATCTTGTGTACTATGGGGTACAGTAGATTTTGATGGTAATATTTATATTTATCGTGAATTGTACTCAGCAGGATACACAGGTGAAGATTTAGCTAGAATGATACTAGAAATGGAAAGAAATGACCCTCCAATGTCTTTATCTATTTTAGATACAAGTTGTTGGAATAAAGTTGGTCTAGGCCCTAGTATAGCAGAAACAATGATACGCAATGGTGTTCGTTGGCTACCTGCTGATAGAGATAGAATTTCTGGTAAAGTAGAAGTTCATCGAAGATTACAGATAGACCCTAGAACAGCAGAGCCTAAATTAAAAATATTTAGTACTTGTACAAATTTAATAAGAACACTGTCAAGTATACCTACATCAAAAACAAACCCAGAAGATGTAGATACAAAAGCAGATGACCATGCATATGATGCATTACGATATATGATTATGACTAGACAATCTAATCAACCTACCCTAAATACTACATTAAATAGAATAAAGGATAGAGTTGCTTATACACCTAGTGACACAGTTTTTGGGTATTAGAGTGGTACTCAAAAAAATTAATATGATAAGGAGGCAACATGCCAGATAATAACTATAACTATGGTAAAGACTATATAATGAGTTCTGATAAAATAAAAGTAGATAGACCAGATGCTCCATTAACTAGAATGAAACCAGATTTTACACCAGAGATAAAAGAAGACAGCAAATTAATTGAAGCTTCATCTCCTGCTAAATCTGCACCATTAGACAAATCAGTTTTAAACGCAGACAAACAAAAAGCATACTAGAGTAAGGATAATTCATGGTTGATGAACCGCAAGGTGCAGACCAAACATCTACAATGCCTGCGGAGGATGCTCCGGGTATTGTTGGTTACATAACATCTAAATTTCAAGAATCTAAAACAGCTAGACTAACCCACGAGGGTAGATGGTTGCGTGCGTTCAAAAATTATAGAGGTGTATATGATAGCACGACACAATTTAGAGATAGTGAAAAAAGTAAAGTCTTTATTAAAATAACAAAGACAAAAACTTTAGCCGCTTATGGACAAATTGTTGATGTTTTATTTGCTAATAAAAAATTTCCAATAACAGTTAACGCAACTCCTGTGCCAGAAGGTATTGCTGATACAATGCATTTAGGTGTACCGGGTGAAGAACAGTTACAATCGGCTGTAGGTTTTCCGGGTGATGGTAGAGAACTATTACCGGGTGCAACAGAAGCAACACCTATGGAAAATAAATTAGGAGGTTTACAATCTGAATACGAAGGAGCTAACTTATTAGAGGGCAAAGCTCGTATTCCTAATCAACCAGAAATTTACCCTGCAAAAGAAACTGCTCTTAGAATGGAAAAGTTAATCCATGACCAGTTATTAGATTCAAATGCAATAAATGTTTTACGTCATTCAATATTTGAATCAGTATTATTAGGAACGGGTATTGTAAAAGGGCCGTTTAATTTTTTAAAGAAAGTACATAAATGGGAAGCAGGAAAACAATATGTTCCATACACTAAAGAAGTACCTCGTATAGAAGGTGTAAGTTGTTGGGATTTTTTTCCAGACCCAGATGCTACGTCTATTGCTGATTGTAATTTTACTATTGAAAGACATAAGTTTAGTAGAAATCAATTAAGAAATTTAATTAACTTACCTTACTTTGACGAAGAAGCTATCGGCGAGTGTTTAAGTATGGGTTCAAACTATATGAATGAATACTACGAAGATATTATTCAATCATATGATAACGCATCTGGAAACTTTGAAGTTGATAGATACGAAGTATTAGAATACTGGGGAACACTAGATACACATCTAGCACAAGAAATTGGTTTAGAAATGCCAGATAATAGTTCTCCATTAGACCAAGTACAAATAAATGCTTGGATATGTAATGGAAAATTATTAAGAGCAGTACTAAATCCATTTACTCCAGAGCGTATACCATATCATGTATTACCTTACGAAATAAATCCTTATCAGTTATTTGGTATAGGTGTACCAGAAAATATGGAAGACGCACAGCTATTAATGAATGGTCATGTTAGAATGGCTATTGATAACTTAGCTTTAGCAGGTAACTTAGTTTTTGATGTTGATGAAGCATCATTAGTTCCGGGTCAAAATATGGATATATTTCCGGGCAAAATTTTTAGAAGACAATCGGGTGTTACAGGAACTGCAATTAATGGATTAAAGTTTCCAAATACTGCACCAGAAAATCTACAGATGTATATGCAAGCAAGACAACTTGCAGATGAAGAAACAGGTATACCTTCTGTTATGCATGGACAAACAGGTGTATCGGGAACAGGAAGAACATCTTCTGGTCTTTCAATGTTATTGAGTGGGGCTAACCTATCTATAAAAACAGTTATGAAAAACATAGATGATTTTTTACTTAAACCATTAGGTGAAGCATTTTTTCAATGGAATATGCAATTTGATGAAGATAATCCCGATATTGTAGGTGATTTAGAAATAAAACCAAATGGTGTTTCAAGTGTAATGCAAAAAGAAGTTAGGTCACAACGCTTAACAACTTTATTACAAACTGTATCTAATCCAATGTTAGCACCATTTATTAAGATACCAAATTTAATGAGGGAGCTAGCAATAGCACAAGATATTGACCCAGACAGTCTGGTAAACAATATTCAAGATGCACAAATATTTGCAGAAATGTTGAAAGGTCTAAATGTTGAACAAAAAAATGATGAGCAAGCTCAAAGCCCTAACGAACAATCCAGTGGCATGGGAAGCCCTACAGGAGCACCTGTTGGAGCAAACCCAAATGACCCATCGGGCGTTGGTGGTGGCAACATCGGAACAGGAAATATTCCGCAATCAGGGGAAAGCAATTTTACTGGAACAGCTTCTGAGCCTCAAGGATAATGTCCAAGAATCAGAAAAAAACAAATAGGGAGATTTAATGGCACTGCCAAACGAAAAAGATATAGCTAATGTAAACGTAGTATCTGCTAGTACACCAAATGTATTAACAGATTCTATTTATAATATGACACCAAATGTAGAAGAATTATCTGAACAATCTACAAGTAAAGCAGATGATAGTAATAAAGCTACGTTAGCAAGTACAGTATCTTCTTCAGCAGTAACAGATATGTCTGACCCTTACGCTGAACAAATGCGTAATTTAACTTCAGACAATGCTTACACTTTAACACCTTTTCAAGATTCTGGATTAAATGCTATAGGAACTAATGACAACACTTATTTTAGCACAGGAGCAAATTTAAAAAATCAACAAAACTTTGGTTCACAATTTGATAATGTAAATGAAGATAATATAAATTCTTTTTATACTACGGCTAAAAGTATTGGTAGCTCTGCAAGTAATGTGTTTTCCAATATGGGTTCTGGTGCATCTACATTTAAAGAACAATTGAATGAAACAGGGATGGCACCTTTATTTGGTGCTATCATAGGTAATCCTATAGCGGCTATTGCAGGCGGGGCGGCATCATTTATAGGTTTAGGATTAAAACAAGAAAAAGATAAAAATAATTTTTTAAAAGCATTTGGTGAACAAGGGTTTAGTGACGAATTATTAAATACAAGTTTTGGTTACGCAGGAAAAAATAATAAAACCGGAAAACAATTTTTAGAACATATTTTGTATAATAGTAATAATCCGGGATACGCATTAAAGTATAATGCTTATGGCGGTAAAAAAGGATTTAATGGAAATCATATAGACGCTCTAGCAAAATTTATGAATGATGGCATAGACAATAATATTTTTCCAGTAGACAATATTTTAAATATGTCTGCTAATAGATACAATACACAAGGTGGTAGTAACGCTTATATGACTACAACAGCCGCTCAAAAAGCTTTAGAAGGAAAAGGTTGGCAAGTAAAAGGTCGTGTAGCTATATCTCCAGATGGTGTTCAATACTTAGATGGAAAAATTTGGGGTGGAAAAGATTTAAGTAATGTTGTTAAGAAAAAATATGGTTATGTAAATACACCTGCACCAGTAGTTAGTCAACCCTCAACAACACCAGACACTAGTTCAAATAACCAAAATAATAACAACAATCAAAATAATTATAATACGCAAGATGCTAATACTGATTCATCTAGTCAAACTTATACCCAAGATAACTATGAACAAGCATCTGGAACAGGTTCTAGTGGCTCTGGTTCTAGTGGCTCTGGTTCTAGTGGCTCTGGTTCTAGTGGTGTTGGCGGTGGTGCTAGTTACGCTAGTGGCCCTAATTTAACTAATAGAAAACAAGGTGGAACAGTTCGTTTACAAGAAGGTGGATTACCCGAAGAAGCTATGATGGCACAAATGCAAAACCAACAAGTAGCAGACGCAGGAAATTTAGAAATGGTTAATGAACCTAATAAAGATATGAGTGGTGTTGCGGATGATGTACCTAGACAATTAGATGATGGTGATTTTGTAATTAATGCACCGGCTATGGATATGGCAGGTAGAGGTGACATAGAAAAAATGGTTACTAGAGCAGTAATAGAATTACAACGTAAAGGTGTTAAACTTGATTTTGGTCAAGCGGCAGAAGATGTTGATTCTACTGTACAAGCTTTAGTTAGTAATAAAGAAATGATTATTCCTAAAGTAATAGCTGAACAAATAGGATACGATAGATTAACAAAAATAAATAATAGAGGAAAAGAAAGAGTTGAAGAAATTGCAAAAGAAAGAGAACAGATACAACAAAACCCAACTCAACCAAATCCTCAAGGAATGATGGCAATAGGCGGTCAAGTAAGTTTAGATGAAAATAAAAATCAACCTATAGCTGTACCTCAAGAAAGTTT